CAACGCCACCCACACCGCCGCTGACCGGGACGAGAGCCGAGCCGCCGCCCGCCAGCCCAAACGGGAGACTCACCGGGCAATTGTGGGGCCGCCGGTTTAGCCCACGGGCATCCAGGTGGCGGGCCTGGGCCACCACGATGGAGACATGTACATGATATTACGCATCAATAGCGCAGCAACGCCCCCAGCCTGGATGAACGGCGCACCCACCTGGATGCGGGATCAATGGCACCATTATTGTGCCCACGCCGTCATCCAGGATATGCGCGCCGTGGCGCTCTGGTGCGCCGCCGCCCTCGCCGCCATGACCGAGGGCACCCGATTCTCATGGATCTCCTCCACCCAGGAGCACGCCGCATGAATGTCGGTATCAACCCCGATATCAGAGCCAGGATGCGGTTCTCAGTATCAAAAAGACCTGACGGTCTTACGCTGCACTCGCATCTGACGCATGCTTCCATGTTCGTGCCGAGCGGAGATGTGGATGCGTTGACCGCAATCCTGGACTCTGATCAGCGGCGTTCGGCCACGCCGCTACGGATCACGTCAATTGGTCCAAGTCAGCCGAATAATAACTTTGCCACCCCCGCTGATGCAATGCCGGCCAACCAACCGACGATTACCAACAACCCGCGCTGGATATTGTACGAGAGCGTCAATTTCTCAAGCTGGTCTTTAAGCTCATCCGCGAACAAGCGCCCTGATGTGGTGGGGCCGCCCCACCTCAAATCGACAATCTTATTGTCCCCCAAATTACTGACCAAATACGTGCCCTCCGCTTTGCCAGAGTCGATGAGCTCGGCCGCGAGTCGGCGATCAGCCTCCGAATTCGGACCGGAGATCAGTATGCGTAAATATTCGCGCTTCCAAGATGAACTTTGGTTTTTTTGGGTGGGGGTCATCCTCGGTGTCCTCACGCAAGTTGCTCTTGACTATTTCGGCTGGTGGCCAGCATGAGTGCCAGCGAGATCATCGTAGTGTATATCACCCTGCTTTTACCAATCCTCGCCGCGTGCGTCGTCATGGCCGCGGTGGCCGACTACATCGTCGAGCCCTGGCTGCGCCGGCGCGATACTCGCCAGCAGGCTGGGAAACGATGAATATCGCCGACCGTATGCTCGAAATATACGCATCGGGCAGTCACGCCGCGCGCATGGGCGAGCACCTCAACCCGTACGATCCCGCCACCGCCGAGCACCACTGCTGGGCACACGGCTGGCAGGATGAGATATGGGAGATCGATGATGCCATCGAGGCGTTAATGTCCGGTGGACCCCACTGCGGCGGCATCGTCGTCGACGGCCTCGGGCGCGTATTGGCCCAGGCGCGGCCGATGGAAGGCGGTGCGGCATGAGCGCGATCGCAGTTGACGGCCTCACCCCTGACGAAGAACGTAGCGAGCAGGCGCACCGACATGCAAAACAATATGTCGAGCATGCTTACCCGCACTCAGACAGTCGAGAGGACAGGGAAGCGCAAGAGATACAGTGGGAGGAGGCTGGCGCCTTGGCCGGCTGGCGCTCATGGCCAAAGCCGCCCGCCAGCCCCTACGACACGGAGACAACCGCGCACGGCATATGGATGAGCAGTGCTCTCAACGCGTTTGAGTGGCGACAAGTCCACCACGAAGAGGGCTGGCACTGTGTCGGCGTGGATAACTGCACCTGCGCGGGCTGCGCAATTGGCGGTGCGGCATGAAACAGAATAGACCTGCCAAACACGGTTGCTCGCGGTGCGCGGACACCGGATACCTCGACCTGGACCAAAGCATTTTTTGCAACTGCGCGCGCGGCTGCTGGCATCTCCTGCGCTACCTGCAATCCATGGCCGAAACACACCGTATTCAATCCGAGCGCTATGCCCAGAACGCGAGCGACGTTGAACAAGCCATGCGCGCCAAGTTCGGCCACGCGCCAGACACCAAAAAGGAAACGACAGCATGACGCGCTCAATCTACAGGAGTGGTCGAGTCGCCCACGTCTGGCATCGCCAGCGCCCGGATCTCACCGGCCACTATTTCATCGTCCGTGGCGGCCGCGAGATCGGCCCCTATCGTGATGCGCATGATGCACCAGCCGCATCCAACGTATCAATCACCAGGATACCGCGGCGGAGCGATGCGCCATGAGCCATATCATCCACTTTCCCACCGCCGTGGCGCAGGCCCGCGCCTGGATAAGCAGGCGCCTGATCGAGCGCGGCCAGCCCAATACGATACGCGGATCATCCCGCACCGGCCACAACAGCGCCAGGGCGCAATTCCTGCGCGACTTCACCCGCATCATGCGCAGCGCGAAGCGCCCCCCGCATTGGTCACACGCCTGCCCAGGCGTGAGCGGCATCACCGTGGGTTTTATCGGCAGCACCTGTTGCCCCTATTGCGGGCAGAAGGCCCCACAACCAGGAGAGCACGCATGACGCATTACACCACCCGCCGTCGTCCCATTCAGCCCGACAACATCCTGTTGCCCCTGCTGGTACTCGCCACCCTCGGCGGCTGCATCCTCGGCATCATCCTCTCCATCGCACTTGAACTATGAGCGGTGGCGCGATGAAAACAAAAAGAATCGACCGCAACCATACCGGGCATCGCATCGGCGAGCATCATCACCGAGCGGTGCTCAACGATGCCGAGGTCTGCAAAATGCGTGAATGTAACGATAACGGCGTTGGCTATCGCCGGCTCGCCAAAATCTTCGGCTGCGGTATAAGCACGGCGCGAGACATCATCACCTATCGCACGAGATGGAGCGCATGAACGCCGAGTCCCACCCGGAACGTCGCGTCTGCGTAGGTTGCGGCGAAACAAAACCGCCATGTTGTTTTTATAAAAACGGCCTTGGAGGAATTCGCCGCGAATGTAAAACATGTTATTCAGCCAAAACAAATGCGCAGAAAAAAGCGGCGCGGCGAAGCGCGCCACATATAAAAAAAATAGCACACGCCGAACAACAATTGCGTCGCATCATCGACGGCCCGTGGCGGAAACACCCATAACGTGGCTACCGCCGCCGAACCCGACACGAGTTCGCGGATGATCGCAAGTTCGCCTAACGCGGATCGACAAACTGACGGGTTGGCCGGACACCCTAGAGAACGGCGACAACAAACCGGAGATAACGATGAACAAGGAAACCTATGATGCCGCCGAAACCCTGGCCGACCTCGACGCCGGCCTGTTCTTGCAACAACTCTCGAAAGCAATCAGCGATACCGCCATCGCCACCGTAATGAACGGCGACAAAAAAAAGCAAGGCAAAGTCACGGTCGAATTCGTGATGGTCCGCATCGGCGATAGCCATCAGATCGAAGTGAAACACTCGGTCGGCTACGACAAACCCACACGGCGCGGCAAAGCCACCGAGAAATACACCAGCATCACCGCGCTCTACGTCGCAGGCGACGGCGCGGTTTCAATCGTGCCGAGATCGCAAACCGATATGTTCCTGCAACGTCAAGAGCCGGCGGACAAGACCTCGCACCGCGAGGCGTAACAGGCCACACCTACCGACACCAACAACCACCACCAACGATAGAGGGACCATACCATGTTGACCAAAGACGCCATCGACCGCATCGTCGAACTGGGACACACCGCGCATACCCTCGATGACAACATCATAACCCTGCATCCGATCGTTACCCTGCCCGCGGGCGCGCAAGTCGTCGATCTCGAGAAATACATGGCGACTCCGGCGCGCATGCGCCGCGCCTTCTCGGCCACCCGCATCGGTGAATTCAGCGACTATATCAAGCACCACATGCTCACGGCGGGCACCGCCATCTTCGTCGCGCCGGACGGCCGCGCCGCACGCGCCATCATCGACTACGGGTCGCACGACGAGCCGCAGTGGGGCGACCACACCGCCCAGCTCACTCTACCCACCACACCGGAATTTACCGCGCTTTCGGCCCTGGTCGGCAAGGCCCTCACGCAACGAGACCTCATCGAGTACCTCGAAGACTGGGGCACCATCATCACGCCGCGCATCGGTGAGCAGGAGATATCACTCGCCGCCGCGCTGGACGCCATTCGCAAAGTAAAGATCAGCCAAAAGGCCAGCACCAGCCACACCGAGGGCAATTTCAACGCGGCGCGCACCGCGATGGAGGAGATCGAAGCCAAGAGTGGCGCCGGCCGGCTGCCGTCCGACTTCATTGTGCGCTGCCCTGTCGTTCACGGCACGGCTCTGCGTGACATACCCGTGCGACTCTCACTGATCACCGGAGGAAAGCCCCAATTCCGCGCCCGCATCGTCGCCCTGGAGCTGATTGAAAAAGACCTAGCGGAAGAAGTCGAGAACCTCATCCGAGGATTTTTCCGGGGCACCGCCGCGCTAGTGTTCATCGGCCAAATTAAATAACGGCCATGATCATCGGACTCACCGGCCCCGCCGGATCAGGCAAAGACACCGTGGCGGATTGGCTCGAGGCGGCGCATGACTTCCATCGCATCGCACTCGCCGACCCCATCCGTCGCGGCCTGTCCGCCATGCTAGGGATCTCGCCAAAAGCGTTCGCGCCAGGCATAAAAGAACAGCCCATCGGCTGGCTCGGCAAATCACCGCGCGAACTCATGCAAACACTGGGCACAGAATGGGGCCGGCGGCTGGTCGCCGATGATATCTGGTTGCGCATTGCTGAGCGGCGCATAGAGCGTTTACAAAAACGAACCACATTCGGACTGGTGATTACTGATATTAGATTTACAAACGAGGCGGCGTGGGTGCGGGAAATAGGCGGCAGTATATTGCACACCCACCGCCAGGCGATAGATGAGGTGCGGCCGCATATCTCCGAAGCGGGTATCGAATTCAAGGCCGGTGACGTCCGACTCTACAATGACGGCACCATAGATGATCTGCACAACCTCATCGATTTATTAATGCTGGATATGTGATCATGGACAAGCAGGCATTCATCGATCAAGCGATCACCCATCTTTATCAGCACGGCATCCGCAAGGGCTCAGTAAAAGCATTCTGCAAACGCCATAATATGGCGCTCCACCAAGTGCGGCGCCGCGCGCTGGCACTCAACGTGGTGCAGCCGCTACGAAAATCACCGGACTGGACAGAACCTGAACTCGCCCTGCTGGAGCGTTATTACCACAAAACGCCCCAGTCCCTACGGCAGATATTCAAGCGCGCGGGTTACTCGCGCAGCGAGGTATCCATCGCCACCAAGCGCAAGCGGTTAAATCTATTCGTCGCCGATGCGGATGTTTATTCATCGTACCGCCTCGCCATCGCCATGGGCGTGGACTCCAAGACCGTCACCCGCTACATCACCAAGGGTTTACTCACCGCCACGCTTCGCGGAACACAACGCAGCGACGCGCAGGGCGGTGACGTGTACCAGATCACCGCGCGCAACGTGCGCACATTCATCATCAACAACGTGGCCACCATCGATTTTCGCAAAATCGATAAATTCTGGTTGGTGGATATGTTAACGGGGTCTCACCATGACTAAGACAACGCCTGAATTGCAGGAGCGCCCAGAATGACCGCCCTCACCCTCTTCGCCAGCACATTCGCCCTGGTGTTTTTCCTCGGTCTGCAATCGCTCAACGTCAACGGCGGCCACTACCGCGCGGCGTTTTTCACCTCATTCGGCATCGGACTCGGCAACCTCATGTTGTTCAAACTCGCGCCAGACGCCACCGGCATCGAGATCGCCGCATTCCTGTTAGGCGGCCCGTTCGGCATCATCGCCAGCATGCAATTCCATCGCCGGTTTTTGCGGAGGGTGAAACCATGACCAGCAATGCTAACAGTCGCCCAGCCACAACCCAGCCAGTAAAACCCGCGGGTGATGCGACGGCGCTCATCAAACTGATTGCCGCGCAGATAGTCGCTGAGCATTTCAGCGGACAAACTGCTGGCACAATGAAATATAAGCAATGAACGTAACTGGCGCGCTGAAGATTCGACGCAGTTATACCGCGAGGTGACCATGAAAGAGAACAAATACCACGAATTGGACAAGCAAGTAAGCGAACATGTTCTGGCCAAACTGCTCACGGACGGCGTGACTGAATACCCGGCCGTGTGCGATTGCTGCCGAGGCACGGGACGCGACCCGATGAGCGATAACCTGAATTGGTTGCTATGCTCGAATTGCGGCGGCAAAGGCAACTACATGGTAGCGGTATAACGTGGAGCTAACCGGCCCGCAAACTGCGAACGACGAAAGGAGTAACAGCGAATGTTAGACGAACTGACCCAGACGGCCAAGATGCTAGAAACCTATGCGCAGGAATGTTTCCCGACCAATGAAAACGGCCAAGTGCATTTCGCGCGCGTGATGATGGAGAGCGCCGCGCCTATGCTGCGGGCGGCGGATGCGGAGATAACGCGTCTACGCGCGCTGGTGAAGGCCGCACATGGCGCATGAGACAGCGATCATAACGCCCGCACCGGCAAGCTTCTTGTAGCAATGCTGGACACAGATTTTGCCCGGTCATACAGACCGGACCTGATACCGCCTAACGCAGAGGTGAGCCGCGCATGAATAGCTTGCAGGAAACATGGCAACGTTTCATACGTCGGATCGACCTACGGGTTAGCCGTCTGCGTTGCTGGTGGGATGGATGCGCCGGACACCCACAAGACCCGTCTCCGCCAGACCATCTAAGCTGCATGCGATGCGATGATGTCGTTAGCTATGGCGACCTGGTTGGGGATACGCGGCATGCGCGTTTCAAACATTTTTGCAGTCGGTGGAACGTGCGGCGATTGTGGCCGAAACGATGCCCTGAATGCGGTCGCAGATTTAAGCACGATGACAGCGTGGATCATATCCCGTTCTGATGGATAACAATGAACACTACGAACGAGGACTGAGGGCATGAACACACAAGAAACCAACCACGCAGCGGCCTGTCCGCACTTGAGCTCAGGGTTAGACGCCGCCACCCACTTGCTTCTATGTTCTCACTGTATAGGCAGTTCGACGACGTATTACAAGATGCGCTGCGTGGTGTTGGGAAAAACGAAAAACGGAAAGATAAAAATTCGCGTTTTCGGAGAACGTAATTGGGCGGGGCGGGATCACGTGAGCCGTATCCGATACGTGGATTCGTGGAGATTGACTGAGGCTCCTAACGCAGAATTTTGATAAAGGAGAGGGGCAATCTGGTCGAAGACGTCACGTTTGGTCATTTTCGACGGGGTGGCGAGGACGAGGACTATTGGCATTTTTACCCATCCGCCCAATGCGTCCTGAACGCTGGCGCGTGCAAGAGGCTGCGCGAAAAGCTTATCGAATTGAACGCAGCAATTAAGTGACGCCCAACGTGGAAATCAGGGGCTGACGCGGGCAAGCCGATGTCTGCCGCCGACTCACTGCACCACATGATCTTGGAGTACGCAAAAGTTGCGAACGGCGGTACATCGGATGTCGTGACAGCTTCGCGCGAGGTGACGCACAACGTGAATTAGACACCAAAAATGGTGTATAACTACTACAGCAATCACACCATGATAGTAATTTATGCGCCACGTGCTGAGCTATTTATGACGCGTGGTTGATCAGAATGGAGCTGATATGTTGACACCCTCTATCTACGCCCGCTATAGCTCGGACAACCAGCGCGAGACATCAATCGATGATCAATTCCGCGTGGGCCTCATCCGTATCGAGCGCGAGGGCTGGCCCGCGCCGCTGAAATTCAGCGACAGCGAAATCTCCGCCGGTACACCCACCCTGCTGCGTGCGGGCGGCCGTGCGCTCATGATGGCGATTCGCGCCGGGCAAATCGACGTGCTAATCATCGAATCACTCGACCGATGCTGGCGGGACATCGTAGATCAGGAGCGCACGGTGCGCGAGATCGAGCGCCGCGGCGTGCGCATCATCGGTTTGTTCGACGGCTACGACTCCGCGCGCGAGGGCCGCGAACTGGAGCGCATCATCAAAGGCGGAATGAACCAGCAATACCTCCGCGACCTCGCCAAAAAAACCCATCGAGGCCTCAGTGGCCAAGTGTCGCGCGGCCTGTTCGCCGGCGGCCTGCCCTACGGATACCGCAGCATCGACGCACCCGGCGGCCACCGCCTGGAACCCCACCCCGACCAGGCGCCCTGGGTGCTGTGGATCTTCCAGCAATTTTCCGGTGGCATGTCGGCCCGCGCCATCGCCCACCAACTCAACACCCGGCGTATCCCCTCACCGCGCGGCGGCACATGGGCACTCTCCGCTGTCCACGGCCACGCCAAATACCAGACCGGCATTCTGCGCAACCCCATCTATGCCGGCCGTTACATCTGGAACAAAAGCCGGTGGGTGAAAGACCCCGACACCGGCAAGCGCGCCCGCATAGAGCGCGACGAAACCGAATGGCAAACCCTGGATCTGCCAGAGTTGCGCATCATTGAGGATGATCTATGGCGCGCCGTCCAATCCCGGCTGCGCGGCCCCAGCGCGCGCGGCAAGGGCCGTCCCGTCCGCTCACCCTGGAGCGGCCTGCTGCGCTGCGGCCACTGCGGCGGACCGCTCATCGTCGCCGACGTGCGCGCCTACGCCTGCGGCCGCCACAAAGACCGAGGCCCCACCGTTTGCCCAGGCATGCGCGTCCATCGCCGCGTGCTCGAACCACGCCTATTGGAGATCACCCGAGAGCATCTGCTGGGTGAGGACTCAATCGCCGCCCTGCGGGCCGAGGTGGCGCGCCTGGCCCGTGAACACGCCGGCACCGCTGGCAGCCGCAGCACCGTGGCCAGGAAGCGCCTGGCCGAACTCAATGGGGAGATTAACCGATTGACCGACGCCATCGTGGCCGCCCCCTGGAGCGAGGCCATCCTCGCCCGCCTCAAAAGCGCCGAAGCGGAGCGTACCAACCTCACCGCCGAATTATCGACCTACCAGGCTGCCCCTACAGCCGAGATCATCCCCGGATTGATGGATAGGTACAGGGCCAAACTTGCTGACCTGCCTGCCGCGCTCGCGAATGAGCCAGACAAAGCGCGAGACGCGCTTCGCGAATTGATCGGGGAGGTGACGGTGATTAAAGAGGGCGAGGATTTATGGGCCGAACTGCCCGCCTATGGCGGAGGCATGCTGCTAAATGTGGTAGCGGGGGGGCGCTACAGTATTAAAAAGCACCGTTACCGCATAGCGTAGCGCATTATATTTACCGCCCCTATAAATTGCAATCATTTAAAAACAATAACTTAAATAATTCTCAATCTTTATTTAAAACAGTTTACTAAAACCGTTGACAGGTAATAAACTGTTACCTATGATTAACCCATGCTAGATCGATTATCTAGCTACCGCGCCTCGGGAACCAGTAGGCAGAAATCTCAGAAGGAGATATGACATGAAAAAAATCGAATACACCGCACGCGATGGAAAAACCATCATCACCCTCGTGATCCGCGAGCACCTCAACAAAGCTATCGTCGAGAGCCAGATCAACGGCAAGTACAGCGGCAGCACTGACCTGCCCTCCCCCGTGCCCAAGGGTGCCCCGGCCGGCACCGTTGCCGCCGTCGGCGGTGTCGGGCTCACCGCCGAGCGCCTCGCCGAAGTGATGGCGGAGCTCGACGCCCTCAACGCCGAGATCAGCGCCCGCCCGGAAGTGCAAATGCAGCGCCTCATTGATCAGCGCACCCGGCTCGCCGAGGAGATCGGCTATATTCTCGACGCCGCGCATGAGGCCTACGTCAACCGCATCGAGCGCGCGTCGGAAACGGGTGTGATGCGCAAGGGCGGCCATGACTACGACGCCGACGAGGCCGCCGCCCGCAAGGCGCTGGCCGAGTTCGACGAGGCTCACCCCGAGGTGCTGGCCAAGATCAAGGCGGACAAACAAGCCGACATCGAACTCAACATGTGGAACTAAGGCACACCGGCCGGCCGAAAGGCCGGTCCCCGGTGGCCGGCAAAGCGAGTGATCTACTCCCAACGTTACGCCAGGATGAATTCCGCGATATTACTCATGAATTTCGACGACTTGCAATGTATTCGACGCCTTTTTTGTGGAATAAACTATATACGAAAAGTGTTGACGCCGGAAGTGAGATATGGTTTAATGTTCCTACGGTAGCAACACAATAAGGGGCCCAAGATGAACACCACGAACCAGATGCCTGCCACACAGAACGAAGCCTGGGGCTTTTGGGGCACGCTCAACGAGAAGGCTGACGCCGCATGGCCCCTGGCGATGAGCGCCATCTCGGACGCCACGGACCAGCCCCTCGAATCGGTGCGGATCTTCCTCGACAGCAGCCACGGTCGCCATTTCGCTGACGAAGTGCAAAACGGGCTGCAACAGGGGCGGACCCTGCTAGACGCGATCAACGCTGCTACCCAGCGCTGGATGAGCTGGACGATTGGCCGAGTGACATCCCGCGACTACGGCATCCCGCGCGGCCTGCCTTACCTGACGGGATTTGTGATTTATAGCGAAGTAACCGAATAAGAGATTGAATATCAAGCCGCAGACAGCGGGAGGGGAACCGGCCCCGTTACCTGCCCCGCTTCGGCGTGGCCATTTACCGACTGCTGAGGAGAACCCAGATGAACGTGAAAGACCGCATCAAACAAGCATCGGTTTGTGAAGTTATCGACCTCAACGAGAAAGAGAAGGACGTGTATAGAGGCGCGGGCCGCAAGTTGGCCCGATTCGTTAATGGGCAACTGGTCGAATTGTTCGACCCACTCTATCACTCGCCAGGCGAGCTGGATGACGAGGCTGCGGCCAACGTTGCGCTGCGGGCCGCGCTGGACTGGGCCACGCATGCGAAGGATGAAGTGTGGAGTGTGATGTGCAGCTGCTACCAGCTCTGCGAGCCGAGGCCGTTTATCGTCACGGATGCCGCCGCCGTCGCGCGCCTCGCGCGGCAAATCGGCGACGATATTGCTGATTGCTGCTGATAATTATGGTCAACCACCCCAACCTCAATAAACGCCCCTGCCGGCCGCGGGACCACCTCGCGGCTGCGGGCAAACTCTATCCCGCCGCGTGGCGCCAGGTGGACGAGTTCCGCGCGGCGCGCGGCAAATCCGTGCCGCAGTGGCCGGACTGGTGTTTCCTGCCGCTGTCCGCGTCCTACGCTATTATCAGCGCCGATGCCGGCCTGCAACGCCTCACGCCGGCCCTGGCCGGCGACGTGTCGCGTCTCGGCGCCCTCGCCGCGTGGCGCGTGACGCAGGGCATTTATCGATACGATCCCACGCTGTACGCCGCGCTCGTTGATACCCCGCTCGCCGGTGACATCCCGTGCGATGTGCTCTATCACCTGCCCGAGTGGTGCGTGTACATCGAGACGCCAGGCCGCGAGCTGGGCGAGGGAAATACCCTGCACGGTTTTTTCGCGCACCTCGAATGGGATGCTAACACCGGGCGCACCGAATTGCGCCTGGTGCTGGATAGCGACAACTCGCTGATAGGGCTGCCGCTCCACCTCGGCGCGTGGCCGTTGGCGGAGGCGATGGCGCGGGCTGTTGCCGAGGCTCAGCGGCAAGCTGTCATCGCGGGCAACAGCCGCGACGCGGCGAAAATCGCCGAGCATCCGGGCGCGCCGGCAATGATGGTGCGTGAGCTGGAGCCGCTCATGTCGCTACTGCTCTACGTGTGCACCGCCAATGCCGAGATCGGCGACGGCAGCCGCCGGCCCGAACACCCGCGCCCGAAACGCACGAAGGCCGGCTGGCGCATGTTCCCCGCCGACAAACCCACCACCTGGGATGTTGGCGTGCGCCTCGGCGCTGCGCTGCGCCGTGCCGTGCATATCACGCGGCGGAGACCGAGCAACAAGAGATCGATCCCGCTACCGGCCGTGCACGACCAAGAGCGCATATTCGCCGTGCGCATTGGCACACGTTCAGGCACGGCGAAGGTCGCGCCGAGCGGATGCTGAAATGGCTGCCGCCGATCCCCGTCAACGTCGAAAACATCGGCGATCTGCCGGCCACCGTGAGACCAGTGACATGACCCCCGAACAATTCGATATTTACGCCGCGCGCTGTAACCGCCAATTCCGCGATGGTCGATCATGCTCCGCGGCGCGGCGGGTGCTGGTCGATGGGCTGGGCATCACCGAGGCAGGTAACGAGGCCGGATTGCAAAAACAAGCGGTGCATCGAGCGGTCGCGCGCATCGAGCGCGAGCATCGTGCAACGGTCGGCTGCCCGCCTGGCTGGGTGGTGATCACCGTCTGCGTGCCGCCGGCAGAACCCGCGTTTGCGGTGCGCTCCATCGAGCGGAATGAATGGAAAAAAGCCGGCCTGATTGTCTGATGATTACGCCAAATCGTAGATGAGTGTGAATGCCCTACCCCACACCAGCCCATTCGTGTGGTCCGCATCGTACACCACTAGGCGGGCGGTGTAACGGCCGGCAGGTACATCCGGCGCGGCGCGCAAGGTGATCTCAACGATGCCTGTGCCGCGCGACCAATCAAACACACCCGGCATAACATCACTATCAACCTCCAGCGTAATGCCACCGGCCTCCGGTATGAGCCTCAGCATGGTGCGGGTAACGGCGGCGCCATCAATCGCCACTCCGTCGGCCAGCAGCTGGAACGCGATCTCGTTGTCGCGCGTGGGATAGGCGCGTTCGATGGCGGCGGTGGCACCGGTCATATTTCATTCTCCGTCATGCAAGGATTGGATTGCATCGTTTTTGCCTATCCATCTTACACTGGCGCCGCAAACCCGATCTTCTGTTGAGGCACGTTGATGGGGTTGGACACGGTGAGAACCTGATCGCCGGTCTCTTCGTTCACCACCAGCAGCCGCGGCGTGCCGCCGTCGTAAAACGCGATGTGCAGATCCTCGCGCACCTCATACACCGAGGTGGCATCCAGCGCGGTGGCGAGGGTGTTGCTGAATGTGAGTACGGTGGCGGTGTTGGATGCGATGTAACCCACTTGTCCGGCGCCGGTGCCGCCGGTGATGCGCGCAACCTTGCCTGCATAGGCATTCGTCGTCCAGCTCTTGCTCGAGTCTGTGAGCGTCGTAGTGCTGCCAGCGGTCGCGGTGCCGTTGCTCAGCGCCGGCACGCTCACGCCGACGGTGCCGCTCTTCGCGGCCACCGTTACTTCGCGGCCGCCGCCGGATCGATTGCCAAGACTCACGTCACCAGAAGCGATGTTAATCTCATCGCTGACGCGTTTGCCTGTCGGGTACAACGTACTGGCCTCGGATGCGGTGGTGGGTTTGCCCGCGCATATCGTCATTTTCAGGACACCGCCGCCCCAGTTGGCGTTGTTGCTGATCTGCTCCAGCCCTTTATCCATGACATCGTTGTGATAACTTTTTCCGGACATGATGACCCTCCTAAATGGGCCGCAGAATGCGGCTTGTTGTCTTGGTGACTAATCGGTGTTGCGTGGTGACGGACAGCAAATCGGTATAGATGACGTTACCCAGCGCGAGATCAAACACGCTGACTGCGGGCATAGATGCATCCGCGTAGGCTGGCAGAGCCGTGAGGTTGTGCGTCTGCGCGATCACGAGAGCCTCTATCGTGGCGTCAGACATCATCTCCGCCAGCGTGAGCGAGTGCTGCTGAGTCAGGGCCACGCTATCTATCGCCGCGGCAGCGGCAATATCGGCAAGCACGATATTGTGCGCGGCGCTCTGGTCTACGGCGACACCCGGCACGGAGGCCGCCGCAGAAACATCGGCGACCGCGATCTCATGTGTTTGCACGAGCGCGACGCCTTGCATCGCCACATCCGCCGCCGCCGCGTTGGCGATAAGACTGTGCGTTTGCGTAATCACCACCGGCGGCATGTCCGCCAATGCGGCCGATTGCTCGATTGTGAGATTGTGCTGCGCGCCCTGATCGATGCCCACGCCATCTATTGCGGCGGATGCCGCGACAGCATCGGCCGACAATGAGTGCATCTGTTCGACAGTGATGCCCGTCATATCAGCCTGCGCGGCGACATCCAGCACCGACATGCTGCTGGTCTGCGCCAGCGCCACGCCTTGCGTATCCGCGGCGGAGCTCATGTCGGCCACCACCAGGTTATGTACCGCGCTCTGGCTAATAGCGACGCCGTCCATGACCGCGTCCGCCACGGCGTCACCGACGGCCGGAACGTGTATCTGTTCCAGCGCGACCGATGCCATATCTGCCGCCGCCGTAACACTCGGCACAACTAGATAGTGAGTTTGATTAAGCGTGATTGATGTAAGGTCCGCCGCGGCGGCTACAGGAGCAAGTGCCAGCGCGTGTATCTGCTCAACACCTACACCATCAACTCCGCTGGAGACAGCGATATCTGTTACAGCTATGGCGTGGGTTTGTGTAAGAGCAACCGATGCCATATCTGAAGACACGGCAATTGGACCGAGGCTTAAGTTGTGAGCACCGCCGCCCGCCGCCGCCGTAACGCTCGCCCTCGGCCCTATCGGATACTGCCACGATGCGGCGGTCGCATCGGTATCCTGTAGTCGTGGCCCGCCGGGATATTGCCAACCTGACATCAGGTGGCTCCGGGATTAACGTATATGGTGGTGCTTGGTTTTGTGAGCGCCAGACTTAATGATGTATAACCTTTAAGATTGACTGTAAAACTCGGCGCGAGCTTGGAGCTTGTTGGAGTAGTGATCCCTGTCGTGCTTGCCCATGCTCCGGTTCCCGCGCCAGCCGTCAAGTTTGATGCCCCCGCAAGGGCATCGCTTGCAGATAACAGCACGGTGGCCAGTGGATTGGATGAACTACCCAGATACTCGGTTATTGAATAAATGTCGGCATCTGTCAGCTGCCCATCCGTTAGCAATTCAATAACCGGCGTCTTGGCGCCGGTCGTCGAATATAGCAAACCTATCTCAGGCGATATGAGTCCGCCGTTAGATGAGCTTGCGTTTGCAGAGGTTGTCATTTTCCACGCGATGTGCGTTGTTCCGTCTGTTTCGCCAGCTGATAAATAACGTACCGTGTCTTCGCGGATCGAACCGTATACATCCTCCACCCACAATTTATAATTTGTCGCGCCGTTATCGAAATTATACATCTCGTACCGGGCGCCAACCGCGGGGACGCCGTCGCATAGGGCCCCTGACCATGACGCGGGCAACGATATATTACGCGCGCGCCACGATACCGCCGTTGTTGTCGTTACCGCCGAGAATATGTTACCGGTCGTTGCGAGACCGGCGAGGTTGAGCCCCATCAGAGTGCCATACACCCCACGCACGTTTGTGCTATTGCCGGATATCAGTTGCGTTGGGGCAGTGCCGCCCGACTCAATACCACCGCCGATCCAGTCGAATCTGCTGGAATTATTAGTTACAGATTGGCCCGACGCGGCGAAGCGAACCGTCGTATTAATGAACCGGACGTGCTGACCGGCTTGCGCGGTGCTGGTGCCGATTGCAATGCGCGACGCGCCATTTGACGAACCAAGTCGCAACTTGCAATCTTTATAAACCTGCGCCGGACCCGCGTTTAGCCCCAGCGACAGATTAGTTGTGCCCGTTGTCCCGGAGGACAGCGTAAGCCCCCGCATGTAAAAGCTGCCGTCCCAGCGCAGTGGATTGGCGCCGGTAGTCGTCTCGCTAGCGCCCGCTGAATATGTATCGCAATTTGCATCGTCAACAGAAACCAAAAATACGCCGCCAGGGATGGTGTAAGTGAGCGCCCCCGCGTTCGAAAACGCATGCGAGTTTGAGAACACCATAAAATCGCCCGCGACGGGCGGCGCTGTGTCGGCCAGGCATGATGTCACGCCGCTGTACACCGACGCCGCGCCGAGCGTGGCGAACGAACCAGTTTGTTTACTGGTGAATCCGCCGCCGGTCGTTCGCGTCCCGAACCCGTTTTTTATGTAAAAATACTTAGCGGCCACGCTATCACTCTACAACTAGAGGCGGTACGTAAGTTCGCAGCATGTTGCGTGCATTGACCAAGGTCTTAATGGCGGCGCGGGCATCTGATAGGGCTTTGCCGGTGAGGCCGGTTGCCTGCTCAATTTGTTGCGCAGTGAGGCCATCCAAATACTCCACGCTATCCAGCCAACCTAGCTCAATCGGTTGAGACAGGAGTCTGCGTACTACACGTAGACGGGCCGCCGACTTGGTGGTGTGCTTAGCCTTTGTCATGTTGGGCACCTTACCGCTCATCGCTTCGCCCTCCAGCTCCGCTTCCTCCGACTCTATCAATTGGGTTTGCAAAGTGAACGCGAATGAATCTACAAATTGAGGCACATCCGTTCCGGCCGGGAGTGACCAGTTTTTGGTGTACGTACCGCCGAGGTGATCGGTGTAGATAGCCGTGACAGATAATTTTCCATCGACCTGTGGTGTGTTATCGGTGATTTTGCTTTTTACGATTGACATTTTTGCACCCTCTATCTTTGTTTAGCTCCGTTCGTACGTCACCGGCACCCACGCCCACGCCCACGCCCGGCACCGGCACCGGCATTTCGCCTCGTATCCCATATCAATAATCTCCATCACTTCCGGCCACGACAGCCGATATAGACACATGGAACATTCCGGCTAGCGGGCCGCTCTTCACTAGCGTGCCGAATGGCACACGACGACCTTGCCGTCGCTCACAATATGCATCGGTTATCTTGTGTTTGTGCAGTTGCCTGCATAGGCGCACAATGTCACCACGCTGCACATTCACGTCATTATCGATTTTCATATACGTCACCGTGACCACACCACAATGAATCTGTGTGACCCGAAACGAAGCCGGGTAATCCGCCTGTGCGCGGCATAGCTCATCCGCTTCCTCCTGACTCGCGGTGATAAATCCCCGCGCACCGATCGGCTGAAATTCCAACACCCAATGAATCACCGCTTTGTCTCCCTGATATGCAGCTCATTGGTTTTGTTTTTATGCCGTTAATTTCCGTCGCCACGCTTAGCCCATTCACTTAGTTCGCGTTGCCTGCCACTGCAATCGTGATATAGCTCGGCTACCTCAATATGATTAATCAGGAGGTCCGCGAGCCGGCCCGTCGGCGCCGACGGTAACGGCGGACACGGGGCCATCGCTTGCGCCGGCGGCATTCGCAGCGGCGCCGAGATTGGCGGCGTTCCAGATGCGCAGGCCGTCAGCGTCAAGCCCGCAATTGCTATCCAGCACCTCCACATATTTGATCACCTCTTTTTCGAGGCCGCGAAAGATCACGCGCGTTTTTTCGCGCGAGGCGGCGAATACCGCGGCGTGCGCAGCGTCGTCCACCGCCAGCTCATTGGATCTTGCAACCATTGTTTCCATTGCCGAGAGCATTCTGGCTTCTGCCGCGTTGCGTTCATGCCGTACGCCCGTGTAATACGCGGCGCCGCATACGAGCACGGCGCCGGAGAGCATGATGACGTAACGATTAATCATATTTTTGCGGCGTGCTGTAACGCTGAACCAACGCGGTGACGATCATCACGCTGGCGGCCACGACACCGTCGGGGGCCTCAACGCCAAAAATAACGCTCACCGCCCACCAGACGATGGTCATACCCGCGCCGGGCAGTACGCCGGCGCTGACGGTTGTGTCGTTGCTGCCTTTCACATGGCGCCCCCCCCTATCACGGCATCAGGTACTTTGTACCGTGATAGGATGCGCCCGAGTGTTGTGACAGTTTTAGGCAAAAACTGTCACTTTTTTTGGTGGCTAGAATAGGCTCATGGCCGCGGGCGGTTTGTGTCCACGCTCGGCGTTGTCGTTCCAGATCAGGAGCTCATGGGACTCGTTACCCCGGCGCCACCCACGGTGTAGGTGATGCCCAGCGTTTGCATGTGCAGCCCGGCGTAGGCCTCGCGCATTTCCGGGATGTCGTTCACGCTGATGACCATCGCGCCTTGTATGCTTCGCGCCAGGTCCCCCATGCGCTGATAATTATCCAGGCCGAATTCCACACCGTATCCCTCGGTCCCCCAATAGGGGGGATCGCAATAAAACAGCGTGTGAGGCCGATCATATTTTTCTACCGCCCGCTCCCACGGCAGATTTTCAACACACGTACTCTGCAGCCTGAGGTGGGCCATGCTTAAATCTTCCTCGATGCGCAACAGGTTCAGGCGCGGCCCAGATGTCGTGGACGCACCGAATCCCTGCGACTCGACCTTGCCGCCGAACGCCAATTTTTGCAGGTAAAAAAAGCGCGCGGCGCGTTGAATGTCGGTGAGCGTTTCCGGCACTGTTGCCCGATGCCACTCGAATACCTGCCGGCTGCTGAGCGCCCATTTGAATTGGCGGACAAACTCCTCAAGATGGTTGCTCACCACCCGGTACAGGTTTACCAGCTCGCTGTTGATGTCGTTAATTACCTCCACCTCTGAGGGTGTTTTGGCGAAATACAGGGCCGCCGCCCCGGCGAACACCTCGACATAACACGTGTGGGCCGGGAACCGCGGCAGGATATGTTCGACCAGGCGGCGCTTGCCGCCGATCCAGGGGATAATCGGTTTGGTCATTGTGAGCCTTTCGTATTGTTGTTAGGCTTGGCCCCGCCGCGACGTCGTGGTGGGGGGGCCTTGCCGAGCTCACAGTGTTTCGGCACTGTGGATTCGGGGCTGGCCGAGTGCTACCAACACTCGGCCAGCCCCTTCTTAAACTTCTACTTCGTAGCCGGTCAGAGTTGGCGCTTCGTCCTTTACCTCCCCGCCTCTCAAAAAGGCCTTGCTGCTCACCGCCACCGCTTGCCCGCGCGCGCGTATCACGCCGCCACCGGGGAGCGTGATGGTGCTGGTGCCGTCGGCGTTGTGCGCGGTGACGGTGCCGACCAGCAGCGGGTCAGAGGGCAGCAGGCGGGCGAAGCGCGAAAATACATTAGCCATACCAGCGTTCCACCTCCACGGTTTGCCACACTGTGAGCGTGTCGCCGCGCTGCGCACTGATCTTCACGCCCAGCACTTGGCCACGCCATGTCGCCAATCCGTCGTCCACCTCGATGAGCGTGCCGGGCAGTAACAGGCCGGGGTTGCCGGGCGCCGGCATGAGCGGGATCTGTATCGTCTCGCGCGACCAGGCGCCGGCGGCGGCCAAAATATTGCGTCCGCGCTCGCGCCCGGCGTCCACATGGGTGATGAGCGAGTCGCTGACCTGTTCGGCCAGCTGGTCCCCCGCGCTGCCGGTGCGCTTGACCCATACGCTCACGCCCTGGGTGGTGCCCATCACGTACACTCCATTGTGGTCAGGGCGCGGCTGCCATTCGCTGGAGCCGGTGGTGAGGATGTCGGCGGTGATCGCCACGCTGGGCATGGCCGTAGCCCATTCCCATGGGCTGATGGGGTAACGCGGCATGATTATGAGCGTGGCCGCCGATTGATGTGACTGCACCACAGCGCCCACGGCGCCGGCGATCTGCTGCAGCGCGCCCATGGTGGTGAGGTCGC